CACCTAGACTGAAAGCAAACTCTTCTGCCTCTGCGATTAGGTTTCGTGGTACTTCAACTTCGGCAGTTAGATTACACATACCGCGCTTATGATCCCACTGTTCAAGACTTTCCTCAACATATTCACTCCAATCCTCTCGGATTGCCTCATAGACATGATCCTCAAACTCAAATGATCCTCGTTCATAATCATCCAAAGCGCCATTGTTACGCAAATTATTAATTAGTGAGTTGTCTTTGCGAATACCTTCGTGAGCGACAACACGAGCAACATCGTATAGAGCATTGGTTTCATTAAAGGCACCATCAAGATAATCTCCTGTATAGTGAAACACTTGTGTGCCTGTCTTATATTTAAGTGTAACATGTGCGTTTTCACTTAGGTTTAGCTTGTTTAGAGCAGTAGTAATTTTATTTCTTGTTAGATCCACGTTTTCCTCCATTTTCTTTGTGATCGTCTTCAATAGCACCTACCATCGCCTCTACCAGTTCTTTACAGAACTTAGCATTGCGAATATCTGGCGCTTCCAACTTTCTTGCTTCATTTAATCTTTTGTAAAATTTATTATCGAATTTTAGTGTTATTTCTTTCATTGTTATCCTACGGTGATCCCAAGGGGGTTTGAACCCCTGTTACTGCGGTGAAAGCGCAGTGTCCTAACCACTAGACGATGGGATCTTGGTACGGGAGACGGGGCTTGAACCCGCTATCTCAGCTTTATAAGAACCGTGCATTTACCCGTTATGCTACTCCCGCATGGCACCCCCTAGAGGATTCGAACCTCTGACCCACGGCTTAGAAGGCCGTTGCTCTATCCATCTGAGCTAAGGAGGCTTATTTTAGTACGAGCGGGGGGACTTGAACCCCCAAGCACCTAGTGCGGCAGATTTTAAGTCTGCTGTGTCTACCTATTCCACCACGCTCGCTTCGTATTAATTTAAACAGTAGTGTAAAACCATCACCGCAGCAACAGTGAACCCAACAGCCACTAAAGCGTCAATCATATCTTGTTTCATTTTTACCTCGCCATTGTGAGTATTATTGTACCAAAGTTTTTGCGGGTTGTCAAGAGATAATGTAGTCCTTCCAAGCTTCTGGAATCTCTCCTAAAAACTTCTGTTCAACTCCAGCAATAAGCTCTTTTGGAATTTTTGGTTGTTTTTTCAATTTCATTTTAGCTTGTTGCAGAGTTTTATTTCCCTTTCTTTGATTGCAGGAATTGCAACAGGCAACAATGTTTTGCCAGACTTTCTTTCCACCTTTGGAAACTGGAGTGACATGATCCAATGTAAAGTTTTTCTTCGTAAGCCTCTTAGAACAATACTGACATTCGCCATTGTCTCTAATCAAAATATTTTCTCTGTTAAACTTGATAGCCTTGTTATACTTAAACTTTTTAATTACATTACCAACAAATCTAACAATTGATGGAACATTGAACATCTCGTCAACTGTTTTAATAAAACGATCTTCGTAAACAGAAATAATTTCCACTCTGCCAGCAAACCACATAGAAATGGCTCGCTTCCACGACACATGTGACATAGGTTGATAAGCAGACGATAATACCAAAGTATCCATTTTATACCATAACTAGTAAGAAATGAGGCACCTTTTACCCCGTGCCTCTCCTGCGGGTTGACTTCGACCTAATGGAAATCACCCCCTCGTCGGTCTTGTGAAGTCAAATTCATAGTCCATATCATATACGGCTACTAATTCCCAAATATCACCTGTATTTTCCCATTCACATTGAGCATAAATACGAGCGTCCACTACGGCGTCATTAAAAGTTCTTCTTTCAATATTCCGCATCTTTATTTCTTCTGTTTTTGGATTATGAATAATAAATTGGAATCTTTTCATTTTGACCTCGCCAGATTATTATACACAATTTTTCTGGTCATGTCAAGCTCTAAAACCAATTCTTACCAAAGATACAGTCTTTAGACACATCCCAATAGATAAATCTCTTACACTTAGCCAGTGAGTAAACTTTTAGAAGCTCTTCGCCAAACTTTGATTCACCTCTTGTAAGTGCTCGTTCGTATTGGAAGTGCCACCATTCTGAACCACCATACGACCCACCATTAAAGAACGACCTTCTAGCTCTAATAGAATGAAAGCCATGCTTTAATGCCAAGGCTGTAAAGTCAACAAATTTACCAGTAACTTTTTTAGTTTTAAGTTTTGTCTTTTTACCTGAGCGGGTTACATAAGTTCCCTCAACTTCCATTTCTTCACCGCCGTCGCAGCGCATCCAAACTCTCCAGCGTCTATCGCCAATGTCTTCGATGACATAAGGATCTTCCTCTGGCTTATACATGCCTGTTGGCAAAGCCATGTCGAAAGCCAATCCAGTGTAGTGAAAGGATTTCTTTGAACGGGCAGCGCCTGATTTAGAAGCTAAACCTCTTCTACCGCCTGCTGATGTCAAATAACCGCCGAGTTCCTTTACCTCTTTGTAAAGTTCGTTGTAAGCTTCAGCAGCATCAGATCGAAGTGTTGTGCGCGTATAGCCTGCTCTACCGGGGAACTTATCGGCTGGGCACTTCACCCAGCTTAATTTTTCTGCTGGAGGCAGTTCTTCAAGTTCACTCTGCTCGTCTTCACCAACAAGATCGTGACCTTTTTCCTCTAAAAATTTATTTAAAACAGATATTGTCATTTGACCGGCTTTGCCGTCTGCTTTTAATCCTTGGGCTTCTTGAAAAGCTTTTACTGCTTTCTCTGTTGCTGGTCCAAATGCGCCGTCGCAGTTGCCCAATTCATAACCTAAAGCTTCAAGACCCTCTTGAAGCTCAACCACCTGATGACCAGATGAACCATTTTTTAATAACATTTTTACACCTTTATGTTTTTTTGAGGATTTCCCAAAGCGCAACACCAAGTGAGCCTAATGCTCCGGTTGCTAAGAGCCAGAGGACTCTAGACATGCTTGCCTTCCAAGCCTCTAGCTCTTTTAAACGAGAATAAATACCTTGATCTGGATTGTAAATTGCTTCTTTTATCTTAGTGATATCATCTGCCATTTCTTCATTTTTCTCTTTAATGGTCATAATGGCATCCTCGATTCTTTGAAGCTGACCCTTAAGTTCTACGAACTCAACGGCTGTATTAACACTCATCTTGTCTGACATTTTAGGAACCCCTATTTCATATAATTAGTATTTAAACTTATATTAAACCACTTCACATGCGCCGCCAGAGCAAGCCAACTCACCAGAAAGATCTGTATTATCATCAGTCTCAAAGACATTATTAAGATCTACTTCTGTTAATGACTGAAGCATAACTTCATAAGTCTCTTTAGAACAGTCCTCAAAAGGTGCTTGCTGGTAGTTGCCGCCATCATATGGAAGAACACTTAAGCCATTATAAACGTCGCGGTTTTCCCACATCCATTCACCAACATCTTCCCATTCTGATTCACGAATGCTTACTGTTGCCGAAACGTTATGAGTGTTCTGACCTTTTCTATGACCTTTGCGAACCCATTCTTTTGAGACTCTTGCGACTCGTTTGAGCATGGACATTGCTGATTCTGTTCTGTAAATTGCTCCATCTGGAGCCTTTTGTGGTACTGAAATAACAGCAGTGTCGTGGGGTCGAAAATATTCATCTTCAATTAACTCTGGGTGGACCAAAGATAAGTAGTTGTATATTGCTTCATTCTTCCCAACTCTCAAGCGTCTAATATAATAATCATTATGCCAAGCGTGAATACCAGAAGATGTTCCAAGTGTTAGAGAAGTTGTACCTGCTGGTTTAACACATGTTGTGCGGGCTGCTGCTCGTATGCCGATGAGTTCTGCAACTCTCGCATTTTCTTCTTTTACAGCCTTTGCGCCTGATTCCATGTCTAATTCTAATACTTTACCAGATCCAATTCCAGTCATCGAGACGCCTATTAGAGCGTCTTTCTCGGTGTTTCTACGCCATACATCGCGTAGGTAGTGAAAGTCCGTGTAACCGGCTTGTAGGGTGCCTAGAAAGGCTGCTGCCTTAACTCTCGCCTCATACTCTTCTTGATCTTCTAAATCTGAGGCATTTACTTCAGTTAAGTTACAAAACTGGTATGGCCTTAAAGCAATCTCACAACAAGGGTTTGTACCCCAATCCTTATCATTGGATAAATAAATGCCCGGTTCGCCTGATCCTGATTTCTTAATGCGATCCCAGAGTTTCATAAAATATTCTTTATCAACCTTATGGCGCAAAATAACTGCTGAGTTGTTGGCTCGACCTCGCTGCGGATTGGTTTCCCACCAACTACCTGTCTTGCAGGCAATCATTTCATCATCATCTGCTGAGAATAAAGATATCAGAGCTGCCCTGCGAATACCGCCAGCTAAAACTGCATCCGCGATATAGCAAATCATGTCATGGACCTCAATTGGTTCTAATTTATCACCATCATCTTTTTCTCTCAGCACACCTTCAACTTTTACCAAACACTCACGAAGAGGTTGTGGTCCCGGTGCCTTACCGCCAGTAGTTACAAGTCTTGCGCCTTTTGGTCTAATATCACTAAAATCAAATCGTAGCCTAGAGGTTCCCTTAAAATAAGAATGAATGAGAGCTTTTACTGCGTCAGCCCAACCTTCTATTGAATCAGAGATTAAAAAGCGCCTAGTTCTTTTTGTGTTGGGTTTTCTAATTTCTGGTAGTTTTTCAACGTGGTGTGCTTGCACTGAGAAGCCAACACCGGTGCCCCCCAATAACAAAAACATACATTCAGAAAAAGCATCAGCATGATCAATTGGCATATAAGCACAGTTATATACACGGTTTGGAGCAACCTCGATTGGTTTACCAGCGAATTGCATTGAACGCATAGAAGGCAGAACCTTCTTTGGTATAACATAGTTGTTATATACCTCTTTGATTTCTTTCTTTAACTCTGGGTATTTCTTAATGTGCATATTCATATTGCGATTACAAAGTTCTACCCAATTTTCTCTACGCTCTTTTTCAGGGATGTACTTGGCGTACTTCATATGTACGGTGATATCTGACAGAATTTCTGACGCTATTTGCATTATTTGTTCTCCTTTTTAAATTTCTTGTAAATGTCGGCTAATCTTTGTTTTTGATTCTTGGCGGCTTCTTTATTAATTTCTGTAATGGAATTGCCATCCGGCTCTAAGACTTCCAATAAAACATTGGATGTGTCCATCTTCATTGGATAAACAAGTCCGTCTGGTCCATTTCTATTTTTTGCTACGAACATTCTAGCCGCGTTAACATTCTTGTCCTCGATTGTCCGAGATAGAGTAAATATGAAGTCTGCGACAAAACATTTATTGAATGCTTCAGAAATACTTTCCATTGTAATAACTTCCGCATTTAACCCCCCACGGTTTGTTTGTGAGGCAGTCCAAATGGGGCATTGAAACTCTTGAGAAAGCCCTCTCAGATTTTCGTAAATTGTTTCTAATTCAATTCTTTTTTCATTGTAATTGTTTCCAGTTGGTTTCAAAAGGTCGGCATAGTCTACAATGATTGTTCCAATTTCAATCCCACGGTTTTGCAACTTACTGAGATGGTTTCTCAATGTTGTGACAGATGCTGACTTGGTTGGATACTCTTTTACAATCACATTGCCTTTAACATCTTTTACTTCATCATAGATTTCGTCTTTGCGGTGATAAAGATCTTTTAGATGGATACCTGTTAAGCAAGAGTCATAACGGCCAGCGACAACAGTATCGCCTAGTTCTAGTGTAAAGTGAACTACTGTTTTGCCTTCAATCAAAGCTCTGGTGCCCAAGTGGACAAGAGCCATTGACTTACCTGCCCCAGTTGGAGCAATGACTACACCCAACTCGCCGGCGCCCAAGCCGCCTTTGCTAATCTTATCGATTAGATCCCAGCCCGTTGAAACTGGATTTCTGTGTTTTAAAACAAACCTTTTTTCAAAATCAAGCTTGTAATCATAGCCATAAGAGTTGTCTGAACCCAACTTTAAAGCTTCATTAATAAGAACTGATATCTCATCGAACGAAGCTTTCTGTAGCAAGTTAGCAGACTTCATTAGAGCCTCTTTCAACTTTTGCTTGCGGCAGAAGTCCAATGATGTGTGCTTGATATATTCTTCATCATTTACAGCGGGATTTGCTTGAATTCTGGCAAAGTAGTCGCGAACTTGTTTAACTAAGATTGGATTAGATTCATCCAACTCTGTTCGCAAAATTGTTGAAAAAGCCTGTGAAGACGGGTGTGTCTTATACTGCGACTTGTAATCAAACAGTCTATCAACAAACTGCTGAAGATATTTTTGTTCTAAGAACTCAACTTTAAAGACCTCTCCAACCTGATCACAGAAGGCCCTATCCTCAAACATAATCTGTACCAAGTTTTCTTGGAAATGTTTTCCAAACTTCGAAAAATCTTTATTTAGCATTAGCAATCCTTATGCGGTTCATGGATGAATAGAGATCATCCCAGTTTAATTCAGCGAATCCGTCCTGCATCATCATTTTAATAAATTCAGTGCGTGCGAACTCTAGTGGGTAGTTCTCAATCGATTCTTTGATTACCCTTGTATTCTGCGGAGATAAAAAGATCGTCCCCAGATTCATAACTTTATAGTTTTCCTCAATCAAACTTTTATTTTCTGTTATCTTTTCCCAAAATCGGTCTTCCACTATAGCAGATTCGAACACATCTTTCAAGAGGCAATCTTCTTTATCCTTCAAAAAAGGCATTCTTTTCGCCACTGTTTTAAGTCCGACACCTTTTACGCCGGGGAGATTATCACTCTTGTCCCCCACGATAGCCCTCGCAAGTGCAAAGTTTGATGGGTGAATATTATATTCTTCCAAAATATTGTTTTTGTTTAAAATCTGTTTCTGTGTTGGGCGAAGTAGAAGTGTTGTATCGTCCAAGAGTTGAAAGTAATCTTTATCGCTTGATACAATTACCTTTTGTTTATCTTTAAATCTCTTGACTAGAGAGCCAATGATGTCATCTGCCTCTGAGTAGTCAATATTAATTTGACAAACCGGCAACTGATTAAAGTATTCAGCTAACCTAATCATCTGCCAAATCTTATTTTGTGCCTCTTGTTGTTCTGTTAAATTCTTAACACTACGGTTCAGTCTGATAGGCTTTCGCCCTTCTTTGTAACCCTTGTTAATCTTCCTTCGCTTGGATGAGCCTTCGCGGCCATCCCAACAAATGTAAACCTGTGTTGGTTTAATCTCTCTACATAACTTTTGTAAAATTTTTAAAGAGCCTTTGATCCCTCCGATTGGCTGTCCGTTAGAAGACAACGAAGGATCAACAATGTAGGCTCTGTAGTACATGTTTAACATGTCTACGATCATAATTCTTTCCATAAGAAAACCCCTGCTAGAAATCATATTCTAACAGGGGTTGGAGGAGAAGTCAAGGATTATATCTTCGCTTGACCTCAGCAGGGTTTCTTATATTAATTTTTCTCTGTATCTTCATAGAAGTCGCTAGAGTTACCAATTCTTTTATCAAACTTCATTACTACTTCCTCTTCTAGTAATTCAATAACTCTATTGTAAAACTTTTCATGTTTTAGTTTATCAACCCACTGCTTCGACTGAAACTTGTCTTTTGATCCATCTTCGTGATGTAGAGTAAACCAAGCCCCAGCATTTGTTAGTTTGTCAGATGACTTAATCGCCTCAAACCAACTTTCCTTATCCATAATCTTTACTTCGTCACCAGCCCACAAGATCTTAAAATTACATTGGCGACCTTGAGTTCCGAAACGAGACTTCTCAATTTTTGCTTTAACTTCTGTACCAATCCTAAATCCCTTATCATCAAAGATAAAAGAAGACTTACCTTTACGAGCAGTTAACCAGATTCTTAATGAGTAAGAATAAGCCAAAGCTTTGCCTCCCGGTGTAAAGTAGGGAGTCGTAAGAGCTTCTGCTGTGTTTCTAGTAATGTTAGTCTTCAATTGATTTAAAATTAGCAGAGTTGACTTTGTATTTGCTATCGGCTGAATTAACTTTGCCATTCCTTTTGATAGGATACGAGGCTTCACAGCCATTGTTGATAGCGGATTAAAGTCTGATTCAATATCTGATACCGATGGAGTTAAAGCCATACTATCCCAGATAAAGAGCATTTGACTATCATTGTTAGCCAATAGACTCTCAATAGTTTCCAACACAAACTCTACTGAACTTGCTTGAACATAAAGCAATCTTTCAATATCGCAGCCGGCGTTTGCTAAAAATTCTGGGTCAATAGAGTTTTCTGAATCAAAATAGATTACATCGATACCCATTCTTTGAGCATTGCCAGCGATTTGTGCTGCCATGTAAGACTTACCAGTTGCTTCCAAACCGGCAATCTCACTTACCTTTCCTACAGGAATACCGCCCCATGATCCTCTTTTGATAATACCATCAAGCCATTTACATCCAGTTGGAATAAATTGATTGACCTCCGTTGGGTTATCATCAGATAGAGAGAAGGCTACATTAGTTCCTGCTTTTTTATTAATTAATTTTTTCATGTCGGCTATGTTTAACCGACCAGTTGCTGCTTTCGCCATTTTTCCTCCGTAATAAAAGGGGGGGAGCGATTGCTCCCCCCCTGCTAATCAGCTAGCCAACAAGTCCTTGAATGCGTCATCGACAGATGAGCCTCCAGACTTTTCTGTAACGACAACTCCATCAGAGTCACTATTGCCGTCTTCGCCAAGTAGGAACTTATCTAAAATGGCGGAAACCTCTTCCTTTGTTTTAACTTCAAAAAGTTTATCAAAATTAATCTCAGTTTCCATAAGCTCCTTCATAAGAGCATCATCAGACGAAATCTTAGATGTCTTACGTCGAGCAGTAATATTAGTGGATGGGAACATCGCACCGGGTGCCTTGCCGTAAACCAAAGCTAGGTCAGTGCCTGCGTCAGCATCTGTAATGTCACCATAATCAGGATTTAGAACTAGTTGTAGCAAGTTTTCATACACTGTCTTGCTGTAGCCCCAAACCTTAGCACCTTCATTATCTTCTCCACGAACAACAACTGGTGAGAAGAAGCGACTCTTTGCTACAAGCTTGCGTGCCAACTGTCGGGACTCATCGTCGCCATCGTTGTAAAGCTTAGACACAAAATCACATACAGGGCAATCGTCACCAAAGTTCTTCTTTGGGCACAAAAAGCCTGCCTTCTCTCCTACATTGTAGTGAAAGTGAAAGTGTTTAAAGGGATCACCATCTGGTGAAGGTAGAATGCGAATAACATTCTCGCCGTCAGACGGCTTCCAAAATTTAACGCCATTGCCATTACCGCCTTTATTGTGTAGGTCGGCCAACTTTTGACGCATTTTTTTAAGATCAATACCCATTTATTCCTCCGTTTTATTTTGGGTTGTTTGGACAACATTTGTAAATGCTTCCATATAAACATGATTATCTGGCCAGTCTGACTCTATAATCTTGAAAGAGGACTGTTCATTTTCCTCTTTTATTTGGTCATTAATTTTTTCCACGACACCGGGTGTTTCCAGTGCCGACTTGTTCATGACAAAATAGTAACACTTTTCTCGGATGCTGTCAAGAGAAAAATACAATACCTCCTTTCCATCCTGTGGATTAACCGTACCAATCGTAGCAATTCTATTGACTTCCGTTGGTTCTTCAACATTTGAAAATAAATCTTCAGTGTTTTTTGAAAAGTTAATCATGTGAAACATTCCTGCTATTGTCTTTGAAACATAGTCTTTCTTCTTGAGAAAAGGAACCTCTTGCCCTTCTAAGATTTTAGATGTGTCATAAAGATAAATTTTATTGAACACCCCAGATCTAGCCATATGCTGTAGTATACCACATGTGGCGCGCTCTCTTAACTTTTGCTTAACAGAAAGTAAGTTTTTTTCTGGTTTCATATAGTGCACAGTGATTTTTTTATCTTTTATTTTTTCTAAAATTCTAAGAACCGAGCCTGTAGTCTTCCCTCCTCCAAACAAGAATACATGTACACTATCATACAGTATTTTGCTACGAATGTCAAGAGTTGTTTTCACCTCGTATTCTTTGAAAGTTTCTTGCTTCTCAAGCTCAATACTTATTATGTTTTTTGTTTTTGCTTTAAAAGATGTATCAATACAAATAATGTCATAAGCATTGTATTGCTCCATTGCAGATACAACTTGACAGCCACCTGT